GGATGAGAGGCAACATCGTGAACTACTCAGAGCAACTGACCGAGAAGCGTGCCGCGCTGATCGCCGAGGCCGATGGCCTCGTCGCCGCCGCACAGACCGAGACGCGCGACCTGACCGCCGACGAGGACGCCAAGATCGCCGCCGCGCTCGACATCGTGCGCGACCTCGACGCACAGATCGAGCGTCACATCGAGTTGGAGCAGCGTGCCGCGCGCGCCGCCGAGGTGCGTGTCGCAAAGCAGGCCGAGGCTGCGATCGTCTCCGTGAAGTCGGAGCCGCGCACCTACACCGAGAACGGCGAGCAGTCGTTCATCCGTGACGCCTTCGCCGCGCAGTTCAGCAACGACTACGCCGCGCAGCAGCGTCTCGCCCGCCACATGGCGGAGGAGCGTGTCGAGCGTCGTGACGTGACCTCGACGAACTTCGCGGGTCTTATCGTGCCGCAGTTCCTGACCGATCTGGCGGCTCCGCTGGCCCGCGCCGGAAGGCCCGTCGCCGACCGCGCGCGCCGTCACCAACTGCCCGCGCAGGGTCTCACCATCTCGATCTCGAAGGTGACGACCGGTTCAGCCGTCGCCGTCCAGACCGAAGGCGCAGCCGTCCAAGAGACGAACATGGACGACACCAAGTTGGACTTGACGGTGAGCACCATCGCAGGTCAGCAGAACGTGTCGCGTCAGTCGATCGAGCGTGGGACGAACATCGACTCGCTCGTCATGGCCGACCTCGCCGCCGCGTATCACACGCTCGTGGACTCCACGCTCGTCGCCGAACTGTTGGCGTCTGCGGGGCAGTCGGTCACCTACACAGACGACACACCGACCGTCGCAGAACTCTACCCGAAGGTTGCGGACGCGGTGCAGAAGGTGCAGACCACCTACTTCGCTGGCCCCAACTCGATCATCATGCACCCGCGCCGTCTGGCGTTCTTCCTCGCGGCGGTGGACTCATCCGCTCGCCCGATCGCGGTGCCGCTCGCTGCTGGCCCGCAGAACGCCACGGTGCTCGGTCAGGGGTCGCCGCAGTACGGCAACTCGGGCTACTCGATCATGGGTCTGCCCGTCATCACCGACGCGAGCGTGAGCATCGTGCAGGGCGGAAGCGCGAACCAGGACACGATCTTCGTCGGCAACTTGCAGGAGTTGCACCTGTTCGAGCAGGGCAACGGCGACCCGATGATGCTGCGGTTCGAACAGCCGAAGGCTGCCGAACTCGACATCACGATGATCGTCTATGGGTACATCGCGGTAACGGCGAACAGGTACCCGAATGCGTGGGCAAAGATCGGCGGAACCGGGCTGGTCACACCCACCTTCTGACCGCTGACCGCGTAAGCGGTTCCAAGTCTGCGGGTGTCGCCGCCGTCCCCCTTCGGCGGCGGCACCCGCGCACTAAGATCGGCCTCATGGACAAGATGATCCGCGCACTCCTCGTGGAGCGTGACGGCTATCGGCGTCGCGGTCTCACCGAACGGGTGGAGGCGGTGGACGAGGCGTTGCGCGGCTACGGCTACGAGGTGTTCGATCTGCCTGAGACGGCGACCGCCGAGCCGGTGGCGGAGACGGCGGCCAAGCCGCGCGGACGGCGACGCAAGCGGAAGGAGTAGGCGGTGGCTATCACAAACGGCTACTGCACGCTGGCGGAGATCAAGGCAGCGCTGCGGATCACCGACTCGACCGACAACACGCTGTTGGAGCAGGCGGTGGAGGCGGCGTCGCGCCGCATCGACGGCTACACGGGACGGTTCTTCTATCAGCAGTCGGCGACCGTCACCTTCTACTGCTCCGACTCGTATGCGTTGGCGATCCCCGATCTCGTGTCGATCACGACCCTGAAAACGGACAACAACGGTGACGGCACCTACGAGACGACATGGACGACGGGCACCGACTATGTGCTGAACCCGTTGGATGTGTCGCGGCTGTCGCGCCCCTATCGGCGGGTCGTCGCGTCGGGCGGCAAGACCTTCCCGCTGACGAGTATCCCGGCGTTGGCGTTGGCGCAGATCGTCGGGGTGTGGGGTTGGCCTGCGGTGCCGCACGACATCCGTGAGGCGGCGATCCTGCTGTCGTCCCGCCAGTTCGCCCGCTACAACGCCGCGCTCGGCGTGGTCGGCTTCGCGGACATGGCGGTGCAGGTGCGGGCCGTCGATCCCGATGTGCGCGACCTGCTCAACCCTTACAGGGCGTTCGGGTTGGCCTGATGGCGGCTACTGCGTCGCAGGTGCTGTCTGGGATCAAGACGCGGTTGGCGACGATCTCGGGGCTGCGCGCCTTCTCGTATCAGCCTGCGCAGGTGAACCCGCCGACGGCGTTCCCGCGTCTGGATGTGGTCAGGTATCACGGGGCGATGGGTGGCGGGATGGTGGAGTTCCAACTGACCGTCATCGTGATCGTCGGACGGTACGACGACAGTAGGGCGCACACAGACCTCGACGAATACATCGCGTTCACCGGGGCCAAGAGCCTGCGCGCCGTCATCGAGTCCGATCAGACGCTCGGCGGCGTGACGCAGAATGTTGTAGTAGCATCCACCACGAACATCTCATCGCTCAGCGTCGCCGACGCCGAGTTCCTCCAACTAGCAACACAGGTCACGGTGAACGGATAATGGCAACCTACAAAGTGGTGAGCAAGCGGTTGGTGGGGTTGGCGGAGGGTGCTACCGTCTCCGACACCGATCTGGATGGTGCTAACATCGCGGCGCTGGTCGAGGGCGGGCATCTCGCCCCGATCGGCAGCAGACCCCCTAAGAAGAACGAAGCGGAAGGCGAGGAGAAGTAGTCATGGCAGTCATCGCGTTCAAGGATGTCTCGGTCACGATCAACTCGGTCAGTCTCAGCGACAACGTGCGCAGCGTGACGCTCAACTACGAGATCGAGCAGCAGGACGCGACCGTCATGGGCGGCCAGCGGTCGTTCATCGCAGGCGTGCAGAACAACTCGCTGGAAGTCACACTGTTGCAGGACTTCGCCGCCTCCGATGTCGAGGCCACGATCTTCCCGCTGGTCGGGACGCAGACGACGGTGGTGGTGAAGCCGACTTCGAGTGCGACCAGTTCAACCAACCCCGCCTACACCCTGACCAACACCTACTTGTCGGGGCACACACCGATCAACGCCGGGGATGTCGGCGCGATCGGTGAGGTCACGCTGACCTTCACGGGTGGCACGCTCACGAAGGCAACCTCGTAATCAACTGCGACACGGAGGAGGGCAACCGATGAAGATCGGTTTGACGGTCAAGTTCATCACGGGCGAGTCGGCGGATGTCGATGCGGTGTTTGCCGACTTCATCGCGTTCGAGAAGCCGCGCCCCGAGGGTCGCGGCAAGTCGGTGACGGTGTTGCAGTCGGAGATGTTCCTCACCGATCTGGCGTTCCTTGCGTGGAGTTGCGAGAAGCGGCGGGGGCGCACCACGCTCGGCTTCGATGCGTGGAACTCGACGGTGGACGAGATCGGTGTGCGTGAGGAGACGACACCCGCCCCTTTGGACGGATAGATAGCGAGTCGGCCACCTATCAGGTGGCTGCGCTCGCGGTGGAGACAGGCATCGCCCCAAGCGACCTGCTGGATGCGGGAGACCACATGATGACGGCGATGTGGCAATACATTCAGCGGCGGGCGGAGCGCCAGTCGCGGCGCAAGTAGTGTTGGCGGCTATGGCTCAGACATCGGTGCGCGTGGAGGGTGTCGGCACGGTCGTCAAGTATCTGCGCGACTACGAGCCCGAGGTGTTGAAGCAGTTGCGTACCGACTTGCAGACGACGGGACGGGTGATCGCGGCCAACGCGGGTCAGGGGTTTGCGCTCGATCCGTTGGCGCGGTGGCACTCGGGTTCGGAGCGTCGCGGCGACTCAAAGATGCCGGGGTACGACGCGGGACGGGCTGTGGCTGGTGTGAAGCCTGTGACGACGCTGCGTGCGCCCCGCGCCGGAGTCGGGCAGGTTCCCGTGCTACGCATCCAGCAGGGAGATGCGGGCGGTCAGGTGTACGACAGCGCGGGCTCGCAGTCGGCGGGACGGTTCGTCAAGAACCTAGACAAGCATCTGCGCACCAAGTCGGC